CTCGTGAAATGTTTAAATTCTCTTCCATATAACTTATAATAAATTGTTTTTTATTCCTATTTGTCTAATACAATCCGGTTTTGCACATAGTTCGTTTGGTAAATTACCACAAGAACATCTATTTTCATCTATGTTTGATGAAAATTTTTGTACACTATCCAAAAGTAATTGTTTGTTTGAGCTAGTTTGTTGCTCTTTTAATAAATCTCTAATTTCAGTTAGTAGATTTTTGATTACTGCAAATTGTTCTAATTCCATAACATCATTTTTATATATATAAATATACCAAAACAAAAAAAGTGTGTAAAAAATTTACACACTTTTCTTAAATTATCAATTATTCACTTTTAGTATTCTAATACACAATAATCTACTGATAATGTGATTGAAATATTTACCGGGTCATTTGAACTCCAGTCCATTTCACCAAATTCAGCTGCTGAAATGAATGCTCCAACTAATTTCCAGTTTTCAATTTTATCACCAACAGGTCCTAATGCGTAAATATCAATGTTCTTCTTATAGAAATCAGAGTAACCATCACGTCCAGTAATAGATTCGTGTGAAGTTCTAATCCATTCCATTACTGCCTGTGCTCCAGATGGAACAATTGGGTCATATAATGTGATAGTTAAATCATCCCAGTTAGATTTTCCCTTTATCTTACGTTTTACGTTGATATGGTCCAATGTGATGGTTTCACTTGTATATTTTGGTCTATTAGCTGCTTTTATCATAAATGATGGGATACCATCCACTTCCATTACGAAACGTTGAGCTAATTTAGGTTCAAAGTTCGTATAGAACATTTTATCAAACCCTAATACTTCTGCCATTTTTTATTTCTCCTTATATCTTTTATATAAATATATCTTTTTTAAATTTATTATGCTCCAAAAGTTGCACCAGTTGGTAAAATATTGAAGTCAATTTGGATAAATTCAGCAGTTTTAGTAGGTTGTAAGAAAATTGCTCCTTGTAAGATGTTTCTATCAATCACATCTGGTGTGTTGTTTGAGTCATCCATTACAACTCTAAATGCAAATAAACCTTGTCTTTGTTGGATACCCTCTAAATATGGATTTACTGTATTTAAGAATTTGTTTCTAGTCTCTGCCGTATTTTGTTCAAATACCAAATATCTCGAAGTAGATGCGATATACTTTTTAACAGTAATCAATAATCTTCTTACGTTGATTCTATCTAATGCAGATGGTCTAGATTGTAAAGTCTTTTGTCCAAATGCTACGATACCTTGTCCTGGAAATTGTGCGATTGGATTAACTTTTCCTTCGTATAACGTATCTCTATCAGAGTGAGTTAAACGATTTACTACACCAATTGCTCCAGTGATACCACCACGGTTCAAACCTGCTGGTGCGAACCATTCAGCTGCCGTATTATCATTTGCTGCAAATACTGCTGGCATTAATACCGATGGTGGAACTGCTACCATTTTGTTAGTATTCAAATCAATTGTCTTAATCCAAGGGTAGTAAGTTGCTGCGTAGTTAGTATCTAATGTTTCAGCTACTTCAACTGCTCCATCAATTGTACCATCTTGTGCTACTGAATCCATAATATAGAAACAATCAGTACGAGCTTCACATAAATCAATACCAGCTTGTGCTACCGATGGGTGTAATGTTTGAATAACACCTGGCATAACTACCAAGTTAATATCATATTCGTCCTGATTAGATATTGCATCTAATGCTCTTTGGTATGCTACCGAACCACTCTTTGCCGAAGTTGATAAATCAAATCCTTGTGAGTTTACATTCGTAATAGATGTACCTTTAGCTATTGATTTAGCCGGGCTCATACCATCAAAACCACCTTGCAATGCTACTACAAATGCTCTTTTAGCTACTGCATCTGCTGCTGAACCGGTTAGTGGTAAACCAGCGGTTACATCTAATGAAAATGCCGATGATGTTGTTGCGTTAGCAGGGATTGGTTTTAAGAATTGTGTGTTATCACCTGCAAATGTTCCTTCATAATCAAATCCACCAGGAGTTGTTGAAGATACTAAAGTAGATTTGTAAGAAACATCCACCAATGAACCACTATAAATACCAGCTGCTATCGGATGCGAATATCCAGCGTTACCATATGGTGCCGCAGTTACAGGAATAGTATCTGGATTGGTTGGTGAAATATAGATGTAACGGGATTTGTTAGAATAATCACCATATTCGGTAATTTTTCCACTTGCATCAGATGTTACATATCTATCACCAATTGCTCTTGCGATATAGTTAGGTGATGTTGGGTCTAAATTTAAGTTAGAGAATGTTTCTAATACAAATTTTCTCTTATCAGTATCATTGAATTTTCTAACTTGCAATGTAAATGTTGCGTAATCTGAACCAGCAACTGAACCGGCGGCTCTAACATCTGAAATTACAATTTTAAATCTTGTATTTTCAGCATTACCATCAGAAATTGTATTTACTTTAAACAAGTCATAACGGCTGCCACCAATTAATTGTGATTGAATATATGGAGTTGAAGCCCCTACTGCATCATCACTAAAGTTTTGTAATGGTAAAATTTGAGCCGAAGCAGTGTAATGTGTAGTTCCTAATACCTTCTCATATGCAGTATATACATACGCGTTTTTATTTCCCAATGCAGATGTTCCAAATACTTTTGTGACTGCATATGGGTCTGCCGGTGATATTGAAACTGAATAATCATCACCAATTTGTGAGCCCGATATTTCAATTACATCAAATGGTGATATTGTATTAAATGTAGAACCAGTAAACGATGCCGATGTGTTTGAATTTTCCGTATTATTTAGTGTATAAACTAATTTTTGGAAACCACTTCCAGATGCAAATATACCAATTGGTCCTAATTCTTGATACCCACCCAATCCAGCAACTCTTACGATTGTTGCTACACCAGTTTCTCTTAAATAATTTTGTACTGCGTTTTCAGTATAATAAGTGCTATCTACAACACCAAAAATATCTTCAAATTCAGATTGAGTGTTTACAATTGTAGGTTTGAATGCTGGTCCCTGCTTTAAAGGTCCGATGAAAACTCCACCGATTGCACCAACACCCTGTGCTATAAAAGATAAATCATTCTCTCTAGTGAAAACACCAGGTGATACGATTTTTTCAGCCATTTTTAATTTCTCCTTTTAATAATAATTTTTATCTTTATATAAATATATAAGATTGTGATGAAAAGATATATTTGTTTATTGCTTTGGTGTAAATTCTCCGGTATCAATATCTAAATCGCCTTTACCATATTCGGTTTCGATTTTAGTTAATAATTCCATTTCCTCTAAACCAATTTTTTGATATTGTTCTTGTAAGAATTTTTCATCTCTTTCAATTGTAGCTTTCTGAATTGCTAATTGTCCTAATGAAATAACAATTTGATTGAAATTATCACGCAATTCAACAATTTTATTCTTGTATTCTTCTTTTATTTGCATAACTTTGTTGTTTATTTTATATATATAAATATATGGTTTTGTACTCAAACGTTAAAATTTAACCTATTTTTTCTTTAATTTCTTCGATTTGTTTTTGTTGTTCTTTGATTGCTTCAATTAATAATGCTATTATTTTTTCGTATTGAACTGCAAGGTATCCACTATTTCTTTCTACCACTATTTCAGGTAGGATTTCTTGTATCTCTTGTGCTATTATACCAACATCTTTACCTGTGTGGGAATGTATTTCATCAAATCCTTCTTTCCAATCAAATGTATTTCCACTAATTTTGTTTATTTTAGATAATGCATCTACAATTGGTTCAATTTTTTCTTTTAATCTTCTATCTGATGAATAATATGCACTAATATCACCCGTTGCGGTTATTGCTCCTTGTACGGCTATACCACCAGTAAACGTTCCACCACCAAATGGATTACCCGTAGGTCCGGTTGGTCCTTGTGCTCCAGTTGCACCTTGTGCACCAGTTGCTCCCTGTGCACCAGTTGCTCCTTGTGCGCCAGTTGCACCTTGTGGACCAGTTGCACCTTGTGGACCAGTTGCTCCCTGTGGACCAGTAGGTCCTTGATTACCCTGTGGTCCTTGTGCTCCCGATGTACCCGATGTTGCTGCCGTATAAGATGTACCATTTATAGTTAAAGGACCTGTAACTGATAATGAACCAGTAACACCCATTGAACCCGTTATACTATGTGTGTCATCCAATGAGTTACCAAAATTAGATGAACCTGATATAGATGATTGTGTAACATAATATATTGAGGATGATATAATATATTGTTCAGCCGTAAGGTTTCCCTTTACCGTTAAACTTCCCGTTATATTTAATGAGCCAGTAAGTGAACTGCTATGTATTTCCATTATTAACTATTTTTTAATTTTTCTATTTCGTTTCGTAATTCTACAATTTGAGATTGTTGTTCTTTCATTGCTTCGATTAATACCGCAGTTAAACCTCTTTCTCTTACCGTTAAATATCCATTATCACCCATTCTAACTAATTGTGGGAATACCTTTTCTACTTCTTGTGCTATAACCCCTATATCTTTTGTAACACCCATAAAGGTTGCGTGGATTGCTTTACCATTCCATTCGTATTCATATCCGTTTAATCCCATTACCTTATCCAATGCCCCAACAATTGGAGTTAGATTATCTTTTAATTGAATATCGGATGGTGTACCAAATGATGCAACATCACCACTTGCTATAATTGAACCAGAAACTTGTAATCTATCAGTTCCATTATCAGATGTAACAGGTCCAATTAATACATTAGTACCATTATCGGTAATTTGAGTTGCAACACCAATTTCAGTAGATGATGTATATTTAACTACCTTATTTGTAGTACCACCACTTATTGTAGTTCCACCAGGTCCTTGATTACCTTGTGGCCCTTGTACACCTTGTGCTCCACTCACACCCGATGTACCAATTGTACCTTGCGGTCCTTGTGCCCCTTGTGCACCCGTAACACTCAATCCACTCGTACCACTTACACCTGATGTACCCGATGTTCCGTTTGCACCCGATGTTCCACTTAATCCAGATGTTCCGTTTGCACCTTGATTACCTTCGGGTCCTTGTACTCCTTGTGCTCCAGCGGCTCCACTTGTACCCGATGTTCCAAAGAATGTACCATCTGCACCGGAAGTTCCCGATGAACCGGATATACCAGTACCTACACCAAACGTAAACATTGCGAAACCTGTTTTAGGTACACTAAATGTTATAGTTGTTTGATTTACAGAGTCTGATTTTATTGCTTCAGGTATTATTACAAATCCATTTTCATCATATACCTCTACCGCTGGATAAGAGTTTCCTAAACTATGAGTTATTACCCAAGATGTATTTGCTACGGATTGAGTATGTGTATATGCCGAGCCATTTGTTGTACCCGATGTACCAGTTGTACCCGAAGTACCACTTGCTCCTTGATTACCCTGTGGTCCTTGTGCTCCCGTATTACCACTAGTACCATCTGTACCATCTGTTCCCGATGTACCACCCGTTCCAGATGTTCCGTTTGTACCATTTGCACCTGATGTACCATCAGTACCAGTTGTTCCCGATGTTCCACTAACACCTGATGTTCCATCTATACCCGAAGTTCCAGTTGTACCTGAAGTTCCGTTTAAACCACTTGTACCAT